CGACGACGCTGACCGTCGCGCAGATGGCGAGTCATATGCACTATATGACTCCTACTGGAACAAATCGTCATTTCGACGGCGGGACTGGGCCATACGGCAATAACGGTAATAATTCAGGGTATACACAATATACCGGGTCAAGTGCTTCCCACACCCACTCCTTGTCCGGCTCTACCGCCACAGGTTCAAACATCCCCCCCTTCTACGCTTTGGCATTTGTCGTGTACGCTGGGGAACCGGCATAGCATCAAGCCGCTTCGCCAACATATACGACGAAAGCAAGGGAATAGAACGGCGGGAGATTGGAACCAGAGGCCGTAGTTCCGGAAAGCGCGTGAGTGTGTGCTGTTGAACTACCTGCTGCGGAGGAAGAGTAGTTACGGTAAGAATAGTTACACGATCCTCCATCCCGACCCGTATTGCCTCCGCTGGAGTTACAAATATAAACTGGCGTCGTATGCGAATGACTCGCCATCTGCGCGACGGTCAGCGTCGTCGCTCCCACTGTAAGGCCAGCAAGATCGATCTCCGTTGAACCGCCGATTGTGCCAGCGGGGCGCGTATCGGAGGCTCCGAGGATCATGCGGTCCCGCAGATCCGGCACTGTGCCGCCGAAGCCATCACTGCCGCCGTCGCACAGGATGTAGGCCTCGTCGGCTTCGGTCTCGCCCCAGAAGATCGCCCGTCGGCCGTCGCTCCCCCCGAAGGTCACGTTGCAGTACGGCACGATACCGCCCCGGCGCAGGCCCGCGCCGCCCACAGCGCCGCCGTTCGGCCCGCCGTTGAAAACCTTGCTCCAGTAGCCGCCTTTCGCCTCCGCATCCGTCACCGGGTCAACCGGGCCCACAAAGCCGCCGCCTTCCGTGTTGGGCACGTCCGGGCCGGAAGGCATGAGCGCGACGTATTCGCTGCCGTCGCTGCCGAGCACGTGCGCGCCCGTCAGGTAGTCGAGGCCGGGGAAAGCGCCGTTCGCGCCCTGCCAGGGGTAGACGTTCCCGGATTGCGCAAAGAACAGATGCTGGCTCAGGGCGTGGAAAATGCCCTGAAAGTCCAGCCCGTAGGGCGGCTTGCCGCCCGCCTGCTTGTTGATGCGCGTCACCGGCGGGAAGCCCACGGCCCACGAGGCGTCGGCCGATCCGGGCGTGGTGTTGTTGTCCGGAATGTCGCGGCGCTCGCCGTTTTGCGCGAACGGCATGGGAAGAATGACAGGAATGCCTGGGATCATGTTCAGTTCTCCGTGTAGTGTGTGGCCCAAAAGGGGGCGCTGTCAAAGGGTTCGTAATCGGCCTCGGCAAAGCCGAAGGCGGGCAGGGGAATTTCCGCCCAGTTCCAGCCCACGCCCGCGCCGCGCGCGAGCAGGCCGTAATTGCGCAGGATGGTGCGCTGATACGGGAGCAGCGGGAACCAGATATACAGTTCAATCGCCATATGACCCCAATCATGAATGACAATATCCTGCCCTGGAAACAGGAGACTGATCAAGCGGTTGATTGTTGCGGCGTCGGCTGTCGCAAGGTTCGCCATCGCTTTCCACAGGATCAGTTCGCGGAAGGCGTCGTCACTCAGCATGTACCGATCCGTGACGCCAGTGCCCATCCAGAAGGGGGAGACGTCAAACGGATCGTAGTCGGCTTCCTCAAAACCGAACCAGTCTTGCGCCGACTCCACATCAACGCTTCTTCCAATGCCGACAATCCGCCCCCAGATATCCAGACCAATGCCCTGTGCTGTTGAAATATCAAATATGGAGCGATAAAACAAATTGATATCGGCATCCGGAACAATTCTAATGCGGCAGGATTCAACAAGCGCCCTGATGACAGGGCTTGCCGAATACTGACTTTGCAGCGTCTCGCCGGGGAGGAGCATGTCAATCCTCCACAATGGTAATGATGATATCGTTTTTGTCGAGCACGGGGAACTCGTCCGCCCCCACGCTGATGACCTCCTGCCAGTCTCCCGTGCCGTCAGATACAGGCGCGGCAAGCTGGATACTCAAAAGATTCTGCACGCCGACCGCAATTACCGAACTGTAGAAGCGCGAGGCGTATACATCCTGCGCCATGCCGACACGCAGTTCGGCGCGGTTGCCTGTGCCGTTGAATTCGTTCAGCACGGCTGTCCGCACACGTTCCTCAATGTCTTGCGGCGTGGACGGCGTGAGGCGAATGGTCACCTTTACGCCAAAGGCCAGAGGCGCGGGACGTTCGATGCGGTAGGCATAAATCGGCTTCCCCGGGAGCGTCACATCCTGATACTTCACTTCGGTATTGCCTGCCGTGCCGCAACCGGCGTCCTTCTTGCGGTAGATTGTTTCGGCAATGTCCGCATCCTGCCCGCCTTCGATGGCGATCCAGACGCTGTGGCCGGGGATGGTCACGCCCCACTGTTCGGCCGGCGTGTCCCCCACATTCTCCAGCACGATGACCGCCAGCACTTCGGGGATATCGGCAAGCGCGCCGTACAGCGCGGCGACGGAGCCGCGCGCGTTGGCGGCCACGCTGGCGTAGCGCCGGGTCTCGAACTCAAGCTGGCTTTCCTGATCGCGCCCCGGCACGGCCGCTGTCGGGTTGGTGACGGTATCCCAGCCGGGCGTCACGGTGACGATTTCCGTCAGCGTGTCGGCCGGCGCGGCGACAGGGCCGGGCGTGCCGGCCTGAAAGCGCGCCTGCGCCGTGCCGCCCGCCGGGATGATGACCGTTTCCACGCATGACCATTCCAGACCGTCCGCGCTGGACTTGATGCGGCTGCCCTGCGCGATGACCGTGCCGGCAAGGCCGGTGCAAAGGCAGAGGGCTTCGGAGGTCTGCGCCACCTTGCGCGTGAGGAAATAGATTTTCCCCAGCGCGTCCTGCCAGATGCCCTCGGCGGTGAGCGGGTTGAACTGGTTCGCCAGAAACAGCACCTCGTTGTCCTTGTCGACAATCGCGGCGGTCTGGCTGTCGATGAGCTGACCGGCCGGGGTTTCCGGCTCGGTGTTCAGTTCGGGCCGGCCGTCGCGCGCGAAAGCCTGTTTCCAGTCGCGCCGCACGGCCTCGCGCACGGTTTCCACTTCATCGGGGTACAAGCCGGTTGCGAGGTCAAAGTGCAACATCCGCCGTGTCTCCTTCCGTGGTTGTGAGCCGGATGTTCCCGGTCAGAACACGGTCTTCCAGCCCGAGGTTTTCCACCCGCGCCGCGGCCACGCCTTCCACGCCGCGCGCCGCCTGCCCGATGCGGGAGCGCACAACGCTCTCCTGCGGCAGAAAGCCCAGATCGACAATGAAATGCGGGATGCCCCGCTCCGGGTCATACCAGGCGTCATTGGTGAACAGGCGCACGGCGTTGGCGACGTTTTGCGCGATGGCGTAGGGACCGACGGACGTGGCGATGTTGCCCCCGGAGTCGAGCGTCAGATCCCACTCGTTCAGGTCCAGGGTGAGGGTATGGCCGATGGGCATGGGGTCACCTTCCTTGTCAGGCGCGCTTTGACAAGCCGCCCGAACGTGCGTAGTTGAAGCCATACAGGAGGCTGTCATGACCAGCATTACCTTTGATAGCCTCGGCTACGTCAAGAAACTTGAAGCCGCCGGCTTCACCCGCCAGCAGGCCGAAGCTCAGGCCGACGCCCTGCGCGAGCAGACGGAGGCGCAGGCCGCCGCCCTGCAAAAGGCGCTGGACAGATACGATGAGGCCAGCCGCAAGGATCTTGCCACCAGGGGCGATCTTCAGGACGTGCGCACGGAACTCAAGCAGGATATTCAGGACGTGCGCCTTGAAATGAAGTCCATGGAAATGCGGCTGCTCAAATGGCAGATCGGGCTTGCCGCCGCCATTGGCTCCTTCATGCTTGCCGGTTTCGGAACGCTTGCCGCCGTTATGGCCAAGGGCTTCGGCTGGCTTGGCTTCTAGACGCTGTTTCATGGCTTTTCCGTGCCCCGCTCCGGCGGGGCTTTTTGCTGTGCAGATCCTGTTTCATGCCGGCGTATCCGTCGTTTTGGTGTATTCCAGGATATGTGTAATATCACTGTGTAGATAGCTGGCGGAAGATACATAATACTCTATTGTTTTCATGTCAGCAAATATATAATAAGCAAGAGCATTAGTGTTGCTATAATTTGCCATTACTCCATTATTAGATGACTTCCAGTGCATGAAAACATCGCTGCGTATAATCGCAGCTACAGATAACGCAGAAATATCTACAGTTTTCTTCGTGTTAATGGCAACAGGCCCCGGGGATACGATAACCTTTCTGTATATTGGTCTGCCGTCAATCCAGACACCGATCCGTTTTTCCTCACGACTGTAGACATTGGCCCCGGCGGATATGGCGCCGTCCGCCTGCACCGTGATTGTCGTGCCGTCCGGCTTGACGCCGCCCAGAGTGGTTGTGGTGGCCGGCGGCAGAACGTATCCGCCCCCTCCGCTCCCGCCTCCGGCCGCGAGCACGGCGTTGTAGACCTGCTTTTCAATCTCCGTCGTCAGGTTTTCGGGTGTGGCGTCCTGCACCGCCTTCACGGCGCGGTACACGTCGGCCTCAAGCTCTGTGGTCAGAGAATCCGGAAGAGGAATTTTTGTGACGCTCATTGGGGGCCTCCTGTGGAACCGCTGCCCGGCTGCACGCCGGTGTGGGTGTGTCCTGTCTGGCTGATGCCGCCGGCCACCTGATCGCCGGTGCTCGTGAGGCTGCCGGCAAGGCTGACCGTGCCGGTCAGACTGACAACGCCGCCCTTTTCGCCTGTGGCGGTCAGGTTGCCGGTGATCACGGTCTGCGGGGCGTCCAAGGTGATGCTCTGTCCGGCGGAGACCGTGACGGATTGCCCGGCGTTCACGGTCACGTCCTTGTCTGTCTCCACCGTGCAGCCTTCGGGCGCGTGGATGACAATGGTTTTATCCTGTTTGATCTCGATCCAGACTTGCGGGGCCCTGTTGCTCACGCTGGCCACCAACATGCCGTCCGCCAGGTCAAAGCAGCGCAGGGAGCCGGGCCGTTGCGGTTCGGCCGTGCCCACGCCCACAGTGGACTAACCCGCCTGGCAGAAGGAGACCACGCCGATGTCGCCCGGCACAGGGTCGATGACCAGCGCCGCAATGCCGGCCTGCACGCGGTAATGGGGCATCCGGGGGATGATGGTCATGGGCAGGGCGTTGCCCTGGCCGTCTGTCTGCGCCACCAGCGGCGTGGCGCTCACTTCCCCGGCCGGAGCGGAGGGTCCGCTCGACGTGCAGGAATCCACCCGCACCAGCGCCGAGGTATTGATCATCTCGCGGATCTTGCGCTCGATGATGAACTCCAGCTGATTGAAGGGCGTGGCGGCCGTAAAGGCGTCACGCAGGCCACGGGTTTCGGTATCGCTCATAGCATCCATTCCCTGTCTCTGGCTCCGCTCCGGCGGGGCCTTTCCTTTGCGGCACGAATCTTGACAAATTTCTGTACAGAAACGAGAGTGTCGAAAAAGGGACATGCCATGAACACCATTTCATACACCGAAGCCCGGCAAAATCTGGCGGCGACAATGGACAGCGTGGTGAGCAGTCGCGACATTGTGATCATCACCCGCCAGAAGGCGGAGCCGGTGGTCATGATGAGCCTGGAAGACTTCAACAGCATGAGGGAAACAGCATACCTGCTCGGCAATCCGGCCAACGCGGAGCATCTGCGCAAGGGCATTGCCGATATTGACGCCGGCCGTACAACGCGGGTCACGCTGGACGATCTGGACAGGCTGTGAATATCGAGCTTTCGGATCAGGCGCGGGAGGACATCGCCCACTGGAACCGCGTTGACCCTGCCCGCACGGCAAAAATCAGGCGTCTGCTCGCGAGCGTCATGGAAACGCCGTACAGCGGCCTCGGCAAGCCGGAACCGTTGAAGCACAGTCTTTCCGGCTACTGGTCTCGCCGCATCGACATGGAACATCGCCTTGTCTACAGGGTGGAGGGGGAAACGCTGCATGTCGTCTCCTGCCGCTATCATTACCGCTGAAAGGTTCACAGCTTCCCCCCTGCTCCACTCATGGAGGGGTAAAAGGTGGTCATGCGGCTTTCCCACGGGCCGCCCTTGGGGTCGAAGGCGGCAAGATCGTGCGTGAGCTTGATGATCCGCCATGTTCCCGAGGCCCTGGGCACGATGCTTTCCACCTTCACGAGTCCCCCCAGGCGGAAGGCCGGATTGTAGAGCGCCTTGAGTTCGATGCCCTCGTTCGACAGCGTGGGGTAGCCGAGCAGTCCCGTGTTTTTGGTCAGCAACACGGCGTTGCCCCGGCCGCCGCCGGCCTTTGCCCCCGCTCCGCCAGCCGGACTCAGGATCATGGAGTCGTCATCAATGATGAGTTCCGCGCCGATCTGCCGGGCCGCCGCGCGCGCCTGCGCCACGGGCGAGCCGCTGAACACCGCGTTGCGCAAGGACGTGGTCACCCCGTCGTTCTGAAAGCTCAGCCCCAGCTTCTTCGCCTGCATGGCGATGAAGTCGGCCGCGGGCTGCGCGCCCTTGATCGCGGACGGCCCCTGCGGAGTGAGCGCACCGAACCAGCCGGTCATGGCTTCCATGGTGAACGACACATCCGGCGCGGCGTTGAAGTCGGCCGACGCCTGGGTGATCTCGCCGGAAAAGGCGAGGGACAGCCCGGTCTCCTCGTCTCCGGCGTAGATCTGCACGGCGTTGCGCGCGGTGAAGAGCGGGCGAAAGGCGAGCGTGGACAGTTTTTCCATGTCCTCATAGCGGAGGCCGCGCGCCTCGATGGTCGCCTTGCAGAAGTCGGGCGGCCCGGTCTTTTCGATGCGCGCCCTGAGCGGCACGCCGGTGATGACCTTGGTGTTGCCGCCGCCGGCGAACTCCCCGGCGCGGAGCGTGACCCGCGCTTCCAGCCGCTTGAGCGTGAAGGAACCGTTTTCATTCGCCATTGAGCGCCGCCTCGAATTCGGCTGTTTTCAGGGCTTCCACTTCGTCCGGAGCCAGCCAGAGCAGACGCCAGCGCGTTCCCAGATCGCGCCACTGCGGGGCGGCCTGCCGGTTGGGCTGTGAACGTTCGTCAATAAAATAGAGCTGGCCGGCAAAGGCGTCTGTCGCCCCTTGCAGGATGCGTTCCCCGGCCTGACAGATCGCGCCCCGCCGGACAGTCGCGCCGCCCACGGCCAGATCCAGATAGAGCCGCGCCCCGCGCTGGTAGAGAGCGATCGTGCAGTCCTGATCGCCAAGCACGACGAGAAATTCCTGATTGGGCGTCGCTTCCAGAGGCAGTTCCAGCATCAGTGACCTCCCAGCCAGCCGCGCGCCCAGTCGCCTATGCCGGCCGCGGCGGACGTTTCCTCCCGCGCCTGCACCTTGCCGCGCTGTCGCCGGGGAGCCAGCCTGACATTCGTGTATTGCGCCGTGACCTGCTTGATGCCGACAAGGGAAAGCTCCACCCACAGCGCGCCGAGGCCGTCTTCCCTGTGCTGACGGTAGTTGAAGCCTTCCAGATTCAGATCCCGGTATTCGGCCGTGGGCGTGACCAGGCTGACGAGTTCGGTCCCGGCCTGCAAGGCGTTGAGGGTGTCGAGCGCGGTTTGCAGCGTGGCGTCGTCGCCCTGAATGCCGAGGGAAACGGTCACCTCCAGCGGGGTTTCCACCTTGTTGTAGGTGGCGAAGCTCCCCTCTTCCACCTGCGACGAGACCACCAGGCTTTCGTTGCGCAGGTCGAAGCCAAGGAAGGAGGTGAAGGTCACGGCCGGCACGCCCGAGGCGTTGTTCAGCGTCCAGAGCGCGGAGGATCGTTGCGGCAGGGCGCTCATTGCAACACCCCTTGGTCGGCGGCCACCCACCCCATGCTGGCAACGTGTTGGTCGATGCTGCCGCGCATGTCTCGGGCAATGCCGTCGGCGTCCGTGGCCTGCGTGATGATGTTGAGATTCCCAATTTGGGTGTCATTGCGCACGTTGGCACTCCGGCCGCCCGCGCCGGACGCGACGCTGGCGGACATGAATTCTTCGGCCGTGGCTCCGACAGGGGAAATCATGTAGGCGTCGCCGGGCGCGACGTAGGGGTTCTTTTCGGTCTCGCCGCCGAAAATGCCCTTGATCGTGCCCCACGATTCCGACACCCATTTGAATTTGTCGCTGAACCAGTTGAAAAGATTGTTCCATTTATCCTCAATCCAGTCCGCGGCCTCGCCAAAGGCGGCCTTGATCTCGTCCCAGTGCTCGATGATTTCGGGAAGCAGCGCCCCCAGAAGCGCCGCAATGAGCATGATGATCATGCCAATGGGATTTGCGGCCACCGCCACGCCCAGCGCCCTGACGGCCACGGTCACGCCCGTGATCAGCCCCTTGATCACCCACCACGCCTTGAACGCGGCCGCGACAGCGCCGACGCCGGCCGCCGCGCCCAGCAGATTCGGGATATACGGTTTGATGGCCCGGAAACCGTCGAGCACCGCTTCCCAGACGCGCCGGAGTTTGGCGAGGATCTCCTCCCCCGTGCCGAACTGTGACCACAGCCCGGCGAACTCCGACTTGCCGCCCCGGATGTAGGTCACCAGATCGTCGATGACGATGGCGAGCAGCAGGATGCCGCCGATGATCCACGTCAGGGGATTTTTGAGCATGGCGAGGGCCAGCTTGCCGAAGGCCGGCACAAGCACGGCCGTGATGGTTCCGGCCAGCACGGTGACGAAGCGGATGATGTTCGGCTCGTTGCGGCGCACCCAGTCGGCCACGGAATGCAGCAGGCGGATGCCGCCCCGAATGGCCGGGGACAGGGCGCGCATGATGGTGGTCGACAGCCCGGCCAGAGCGAAATTGAAGTCCAGCAGGGCCAGCTTGCCCTTGCGGTACAGTTCCACGTCTTCGCGGGTGATGCGGGAGAGCAGTTCGCGTTTCTTGCGCCACTCCTCCATCTGCGTGGTGTAGCGGCCGGTCATCTGCGCCACCTGCGAGACGTCGCTCATGTAGCCGCCCACGATCGCGCCGGCGGAGAGCGCCCCGGCCAGCGGCGCGGCAAAGCGCGCGGCCATGCCGGCCAGAAAGCCGCCCCACTTGCGGCCGAGGGTCTGCATTTCGCTGCCGGCCTGTCGCGCCTTGGCCGTGGCCTGCTGCGCCTTTTGGCCCAGTTTGTCCACACCTTCAGAGAACCGGTTGACCGCCTCGTTGAACTGTTGGACCATGGCTTCCGAAGCGCCGCCGACTTCTTTGACGCCCTGTTTGCCCTTGCGCCCGGCTTCCTCCAGCCTTTGCCCCGCCTCCTGCGCCGCCTGCCCGGCCTCGTTCATGGCCTGCGCGGCGGCGCCGCCCCCCCCCGCCCCCTCCTGGGAGGCTTTGCGGCTGGCCCTGTAGAGCCGGTTCCCCAGGCCCTCCCGGCCCTGGTCCAGGGCTGGCGCGGCGTCGCCGCCCGCGTCCGCCACTTCCTGGAAGGCTTCATTGATGCCCTCGACAAAGCCCTGAAGGAACTCGGCGGCCTGCGGCATGGTCTGTTGCAGCGCGGCCAGAACCTGATTCAGCCCCTGCCGCAGTTTGCTCGGGTCCAGCCCAAGGGAAATGACCAGCGAATCGACTTCCACAGTTTATCGCTCCTTGTGCGCCGCCCGGGCGGCGACGTGCTCGTTGTGCGCGCGCACCTGGATGATTTCGGCCATGTTCAGGGCATCCTCGTAGCTGTAGTATTCTTCCAGTTCCCGCAGGGTGGCGAGCCGCTCCCCGATGATCAGTCCCGCGAGCGCACCGATATTGACCGGCTGCGCGAGGCCGGGGACGGCGTCTCCCAGTCTGCCGAGCCGGACGGCCCGGCGGCGGCGAAAAAAGCGAAGTTCAGGGCCAGCGCCTCCCTGCGGAGGGTGAGGAGCGTGCGCACGTCCTCAATCACGCCGTCCGCCGTGGCCGGCGTGAGCGGCGCGACAGAACCGGCCGGCGTGCAGCAGGCCAGCAGTTCGTCCAGAAGCGGCCTTGCCCTGTCGTAGTCCACGCGCCCCAGCGCGGCGAGCAGGTCCGCGCCCCGCCCTTCGCCGACCAGTCGCCCGGCGGTTTGCAGCACGCTGCCGGCGTCCAGACCCTCTTCCGGCATCCTTTCCAGCAGGCCAGAGGCCACGCCTGCGCCGGCCAGCAGCAGCCCGGCCCGGACAATCCAGCTTTCAAGCCGTGTGGCGGGCATCTCCCGCACGGTGAACTGCAACTCGCGGCCGCGATCATCGACAATGACGGTTTTTTCCCTGCGCATCTTCTTCTCCCGGTTACCTGTTGGAAACGGACATGAACGCGAAATCAAACTTCCAGCTTGTCGGGTCGAGCACCTTCTTGCCCGCCGGGACTGGCGTTCCCGACTTGAGCACGCCGGAAGACCAGATGATCGTCTTGCCGATGCTCGGAATGGCGGCCACCAGCCCGCACTGGTAAAAGCCGCGTTTCTGCTCGCACGCCCGGTACAGTTGCGCGAGCGCTTCGTAGCTTGGCGAGGACGCCTCCAGCATGATGGTCACCGACTTGATGCTCGGGATCCAGCCGGCCACAAGGTAGCCGTCCACGCCCATGCGGTCTTCGGCAATGGTGAGTTCGTCCTGACTGAAGCTCTGATCCGTCGCGAACTGTTCAAGACGAATGCCCGCCGGAAAGAGTTGGTCCACGGTCAAAACCAGCGTCGCGTTGGCGCTGGTGATGTCGCCTACGGTATTGAAACTCATGCTTCATTCTCCTTCAAATCGGCTAAACAACGGCTGTGGAAGCGATGTCCAGGCGATGCACGCTGCCGCCGTAGGTGTACCAGACGCTCGCTTCCGGGCTGTCCCGCTGCTGGCGCACGGCCGGGGCGGGATCGTTGACCTGAATGACGTAACCGTCGGTGAAGAGTTCGCCGGAGATGTCGCGCCCGGCCTCGCGGGTGAGCTGCGCCTTCTGGGATTCGGACAGCGTGACGCCGGTGTCGATGACGCCGGAGTACAGGGCGCGGTTGACCGGATCCTGCATCCAGGCGCGGATCAGGGTGTAGCCTTCCTCGTTGTACGGCACGCGGGGCGTCTGCTCGA